CTTGATAATACAATCTCATTTCCTTCTTGGAAGTCTACTTCCATTTTGTCCATCTTATCTAAACAAACTCCAATAGTAGTTTTTAATGCTTCATATTCTTCATTCATTTCTTTCAATTCTAAAACGATTGAATCATTTGATTTATTTTCCCATTTTCCCATAATCTTATCTTATTATTCCGATGCTAGATGCTATATTTGTTGTAGCACCTTGAACCAATATTGGTCCACCAGCGTTAGCTCCTGTGGCTGTCATTTGAACTCCAGGTGAAGCTGCTACTTCGATTTTAGCGTCAAATAACATTGCATTTACTATTTCATCAATTGCTATACTAAGTATTGACTCCATTACGTTATTACCATTTTTAAATATCGCTCCAGAAGGTGCTCCGGCTTCAGATTGTCTAGCTATTATCCTAGATGTAATCATCCTAGCACTTAATCCAGGTCTTTGGTTAGCTCCAGTGATTAGCAGTGGTGGTGGTAACTTACTTATTGGTTTTCTAGATATATTGAATGCACCTTCCAATATACCTAATATATTGGTCATTGAACTTTTTTTAGAAGTTGAATTCGAATTTGTTGGGTCTGTAGAACAAGACATATTAATTTATTAAATTGGTTACTGAATCGTTGAAACTTGATATTTTACTTGAAACTAGACTTATTAGTTGGTCCTTTTTATATTTAAGGCCTTCAACTCTAACCTTAATAGCATTTTCAATTGCTAATGTTTTAATTTCTTTAAGTGCTCTTTCCATTAATTTGGCTATGATTAAATCTCTAACTTCGTCTAAAATCCTAGTTAAAAGCCACTTATTCTTCTCCATGAAATCTTGAACATTCTCGAAGGTTTCACCTTGATATAATATATAATGATTTACTGTGAAAATTAATATTAATTTTGGTGATAAAATTACGTTAACAATTGCTGTCATTAACTTTTTAAGGATATCTTCAATGAAGCTTAACTTAACTGTCACCTTATCTTCATCACCAACATTCACTGCGGCTGCATTAGCCAATGAGTTTATACCATCTCTAACAAGTGTAGTTAACTTCTCTTGATACTCACCTAATGGTAAGTCATTGCTTAGTGCGTCATACTCGTCATTTAACGTTGTAAGTTCATTGATATCTATTTCAGAATCTACGTTTTCATTGATGTTTAAAACTTTAACGCCTTTACGTCTTGTTTTAGCTCTATAATCGATATCTTGCAGCTCATCATTAGAAAATGAAAAGTAACTATCATCTATAACTTCATCACAATCTGAATTTAAAACTCTATCAATGATATCATTGATTTGAATTTCATTTTTAATTGTTTTTTATCTTTTTTAATTTCAACGCTGATGGACCCAAATACATTTTCTATTATATTATTGATTAATTTAACCGAATTGAATAATTTAACACTATCAATGTAACTATTATTAAAATCTGTTAACATTTTATTATCACTATAATAAGTGCTAGGTTTGATTGTTACGGTATTGTTAGTTAGACCTGATTCATTAAATTTAACACCTAAGATATCCTCATCTGTAGTCGTATGACCCCAAAATAATTCTTCACCCTCACCTTGTATTACATTGTATAGGTAAGTGTTAAAATCTGTACTTTCACTAGCGGAAAAAACGTCATTATATATTAATTTACCTGATTGTGAAGTGGGGTTAATTCTCATGATATCTAAGAAGTCAACTTTATTTACTTCAATAGTAATACCATTATCAATGAAATCTTGTGGAATTGAAGGGTTTATATTACAAGATACTAGTTCTTTAAGTATCTTCTTAATAGTTACTTTAATATCAACTTCAATATCATCTAAATTAGTAGTTAAAGTTTCAACTATAACATCATTTAACGCATCAAACCCTACTAAAGATTTAATTAAATCAGTTAGAAAGTTTAAACTGTTACCATCTTTATTTATTGATGGTATCGAGTTTAATAAAGAAGATATTTTAGGGAATGTCTCAGTAGACACCCTTAATGCAGCAATTTTGCCATATATTTTACCTTTTTCGCTTGCTATGTCCATTACTTAACTTCTCCAGCGTTTTTAACCATGTCTCTAATCTTAGCGAAACTATCGTTACTAACTATTTCTGATGAATTGGTTACTGCTTTAACAATATCCCCACCATCTTTAATTATATTACTCTGTAACTTACCTAATTCTAATTTGATTTTTATCGCTGACTCTTTAAGTTTTAGTGCATCAGTTTTAGCTTTAGCGATTTTAGTAACATCGTCAATATCTTCCGGGTTAGCGGCTGCTATAAGTTCATTAATAACTTTCTGAACATCACCGATTTGATTACAAGCATTATTATATACTTCTTGCATCACACCACGTAATGATTCGTTATTATTTATCTCTATTGTTTGTTTTTTAGTTCGTGCCATATTATCTTTCTATATAAATAGTTAAATAAATGGTTTTAATAGCATTCACCTATAAAAAACCATTTTCTATTTTAGAGGTTTTAATCATTTCATAGATTTTCTTATACCTACGCATAGCAATCCTTATATCCTTGGTGATTAACCCTGTGTAACCTCTAATGGTTGCTAATATGGTATTTTTATTATATTTAGTACCACCATCTAAATTTTCGAAAATAGTTCCCCAATTATCCAGGATGTACACTAAAGATTCACCAACTTTACGTTCATTTTCTGTCATTTCCTTTTTTCGTATTTCAACGTCCTCGTTATCAATTAACTCTTGTTTAATATCATCAGAAATTCCTTTGATAAAATCTGACATAGCATAGTCAGTATCGGGTAATTGGTAAACGTAATTATCATTCTTATGAACTGTATTGATAGAGGTGTCAAAATCTAAGGTTTTACGTAAATATTTGACATCTTTTATCATTAATCCTAATATATAATGTTTACATATAGTTCCGTAGTATGAGTAAGCCCTTTTACCTTGCGTCACATCAAACTTATCCGCTTTAAGAATAAGGTATGATAATGTATCGCTATGTAGGTCTTCAAAACTGTAATTTTTTCTGTATAGTTTATACCTTCTAATGATTGATTCAATCATTATATTAAAGGCATCACGAAGGTGTTCATTATATATCTTATTTCTAATAATATAATCTTCTTCATTTAAAAACCTAACTTCAGCTTCCTCTTGCTCGGGACCGAAATATAAACCATTTTTTCTCTTTCGTCCTCTTTTCTCAGCCATTATTCGGTATATTCTATCTCTCTATCAGATATATGATAATATTCCCTTTTAGCTGTTGCAAACCACCACCTAGCTTCATCAGGGTCTAACTCTGATTTGTAGTTGTCGAATACACCACCAACTCTTAAGTTAATGTGTTTATAACCTATTTTTGGGATAACCATAACTTTAACTGTGTTATATGTCATCCTTAAAAGGAATTCATACATGAAAGTTAATTTAACATTCACTTTAATTCCACCAAAGTCTTCATAGATTTCTTTTAACATAACCATACCATCAAAATTGAAGTTTTGATATTTCAATAATGAAGAGTTGTCTAGAATGCCAATCTCATCTGAGAATTCAGCAGCCCACACAGCTTCGTTAGCCATACCTACAAATCCACTAGGAATTTCAACTTCTTTACCTTCTACCATTTCAGTTGTTGGAGAAGAGAAATCTACTATTAATGGTAAGAACATTCCTACATCCGAATATACTTCTCGGTATTCAACTACGTTCTTTAACCATATATTAGACATCTCATCATCTTGTTCTAAGAATGCAAACCATTTAGTATTGACTTCACCAACACCTATATTCATTTGATTTTGAAACCCTGTATCGTCTGTATCGTTTTCAACAATTCTAACGTTAAGGTCACCATAATCATGTGCTTTAACCGTTTTGATATCCTCAGTTTTAGTACCAACCACAATGATTAATTCCTCTGGTTGTACTAATTGACTCTTAACGCTATCAATTGCATTTTGGAATGTTTCATCTAAACCATATACTAGCAATACTACTGTTATATCAGTTTTATTTTTTTCTGTACTCATAATTATTCTGTTTTTTGTTTTTCTAATAATTGCTCAAGTTCAGTCCTTCTATTAAGAACTAATTGACCATATACTTCAGAAATTTTTTCATGTTGTTTTTCAACACTATATAATCCTTTACTCGCTTCAATACCATCTAACAATTCTTGAGGAACTGAATCTTCTAACCATACTTCCATGAATTGAGAAATCAAAGTTGGGATTGATAGTACGTTATTAGTCCATATACCATTGTTCTTTAACTCTATTTCTTGAGAGTCTGAAATGACTTGCATCCATTCTGGAACTAAATCAGGAATTTTACCAATAACTGGAGTATTAGATTCAATAGCTTCTACTGGAAAAGTACCAAATCCTGCTTGATTATCAACCCATACCGCCAAACAAGAGTCTCCCAATTCTTTAGCGAATTGTTCTTTTGGTAAACCTCTTAACTCTCTAAATGTAATCCATTTATACATTGGATATTGTAAGTAAAAAGATTTAACTAATTTTAACGCATCATTTTGCTCTCTAGTAAGAATGCTAATGATTGGTTTTTTCATTTTACTTGTTGGTTTAAAGTATTCAGGTACTGATGGTGGTATAATGTGAGTCGTTACATTTGGGAATAATTCCTTGATGTAATCACCTTGTACGTTGCTAGTTGTAATAACTTCAGTAAATCCGAAATTAGTATCCCATCTTAAACCAATACCTAATAACTCTAGCATATAACTATATGATTGAGCTAGTACTATTTTCTTACATGGAAAGCTTTTAACTTGTTCCATTACATTTGAAAAAACTTCTGGAATTATAATATAATCAACTGTTGATAAATTTAATTCTTGTTTTTCAATGGATTGGTGAGGTAATTTAGCATACTCTTCACCTAACCAATCACCAACTCCGTGGTAATCATCTTTTTCATGTAAAATATATGCATTATAACCTAAGTCGGTTAAACCTTTCACATGCTCATAAATTGTTGCGACACTTGCAACCGGGTTGCCTTTAGTATCTAAAGTAAAAAAGTAAAAACCGAAATCTTTTTCTTCGATTTTAGTAATCATTTCTACAATTTGTTTTTGTTTTTCGTCTTCCATTTCTTTTTATTTAATCTTCGATTGGTTTTAAAATTCGATATGCTGTTAATGTATTGAAAGCTAGTTTGAATCTTACATTCATATCTGCTAACTCTATTATCCCTAATTCATTTTTAGAGTCATCTTCTTCACCATCACCTAAATCAGAAATTAACCCTCTAATTATATCGTACCTAACTCCATTAATCTCTCGTGGTTTTTGTGTTTTGCTTTTAGTTATTTGTCGTCCTATAACTTTATTATCTTCACTGTAGGTTATAACCTCTTCTGACTCTTCAATCTTACCAGGTTTAAATGATGAGTCGGAGTTTAAAAACACGTCAATAACCTCAAAATCTATATAATATATTTCACCAAATAATTTAATCATTTTCTAATATTTTTTCTAATAAATTTTCATTTTCAAATAAATCTATTATGTTATCAATTTCATAATCGGATTCAATATCTTTATTATATGTTGAATTAACTTTAACAGAAATTTTACCTTTTGGTTTACCTTCTAACGCAATTGGGTTGGCAGTAATTAAAATATCAATATCGTCCCACTTTTTAACCGTGTCCATTACGAATTGAATGTTACTACCTGTAAACCCTAACTTTGATAGAAAGAAAAGGGTTGATGGGATACTTTTATTAGCTTCTCTACTAATTAAAATAACCTCATGTTCTTCATCTTCCATTTCAGTAATAAAACTATTTAATTTAGTTACCACGTTATCATGTAACTGGTCAGCAATAGCGAATACCTCATACGATGCTTCAGTGTATAGAAACTTATTTAATTCTTCTTCATTATCAAATGAAAAGAAATCTATTAAATTCCATTCAGTCACTGGATTTTCTTTTAAATCGACTTCATTTATATATTTACTATAAACGTATCCGAATTGTCCTACGAAGTCTCTTAATACTTCATTTATACTTATACCTATTTTCATATTCTATATGTACTTAAATTATCATTAAAGTAAACGTTATTCCTCATATTTTTTATAATTTCTTAATAATTTACTAATTAAAGGGTTCCTAACGATGTCATTTTCATTAAATTCAAACATACCAACCTCTTCAACATTACCATGCTTCATCATAGCGTCATATAATCCTGATTTATTAATATTATCATATTTATCCGATTGGTCCATATCACCTGATATTACATACTTAGAGTTATAACCAATTCTAGTTAATAATGTCTTCATTTGTGTTGGTGACATGTTCTGAGCCTCTTCCATTATGAGGATTGCATTATCAATAGTTTTACCACCGATAAACCCTAATGGTTCTGCCATTAAATCTTCTGACTTCTCTAACTCTATTCTAGTAACTTTACCAAGTATTTTATCAACTATATCAATGGATGATGCTAAATACGGTGCCATCTTTTCTTTTATATCACCTGGAAGGAATCCAAGGTTCTCTTCAGCCTCAACAGCTGGCTTTACAATAAGAATTTTATTATATGAATTGGATGTGTTTTGTAGTAATTCAATTGCCACTGCAATTGATACGTAACTTTTTCCAGTCCCAGCGGGTCCTGAACAAATTACAACTTCCTTTTCTTTAATTAAATTTGCGTATTGTTTTTGTTTTTCGTTTTTACACTTTAATCTAACCTTATTACCAATGATTTTATTTGCCGTTGTTTCTTTTGGTTTTTTATCATTGGTGGTTTTAGTGTGACCACTTTTCACCACCTTTGGTGGGTGAATATTCTTTCGTCTTTGTCCCATAAAAAAATGCGAACCTATTTGGGTTCACATTTAATATATTAATTTTATTACTAAACTAAAGGTTTTTTAGCCTCTTTATTTTCATACCTCTCTTCTAATTCGTCTAATTTGTACTTATTAAAAACATCCTCACCGTTGATTAATGGCTTAGCTTTAAACTTTATCATATAGAACCCATTGAATTCCACAATTTTATGGAAGTTAGTAATTTCATACTCATATTCTAGCCCATCATCACAACCTATAGTCTTATCTGAGATAAAACCTACTTTATTTATTTCTAGTAAATCTGAAAATCTAGGATTTTTAATACATTTTTTAATATCATTAATGAATAACCTACTTTTTCTATTGTATTCATCTGGATATTTCGAAACGTAAAACTCTAATAATTTTTCCGTATCTGAAATATTCCTAACTAACATCTTTTTAGTGTAAAATTCTTTTTCAAATTTAGGTTTTGCTTCCCTAACCACAAATAAAGTTTTAATATCCTTTAATTCTGACATCATATCTTCAAACGGAACTTCAATGTGGGTAAACGATGTTCCTGTAATTTCTTGTCCAATAATTTCAAACATTTCTTGTTTTGGTACTGGTCTAGTATCTCCCGAAATATAATTTGAGTCAAAGTTATTAAACGTATCAAATGTAGATTTTGTTAATGGTAAATTATCCACCACCAACTCAACCGGATATGGGTCCTCATCATCACAAATAATCTTATTTAACTTGTATTTCTCAATTGAGGATGTCTTAACGATTGGTAAACCATCTTTATCGTATCCTGTAATGGTCGCAGTTCGACTTTTAGACTCTGAGAGTACTTTGTATAGTCTCCACCTTAATTCTTTCACAGGGAGCGTTATTTCACCTCTAAGTAAAGCGTCTGCTAACGTACCTTGGTTATATGTTTGTCTTGTACCACTACCACTCTCTACTAAAGCATCTTCTCGTTGTCCTAGTGCTATTTTTTCTGTCTTGGATAGAGCGAAAGCTGCTAATGCCAATTTCCTTTTAAACCATTTTATCATTTTATATCTTTTTTAAATTTATCGATATTCATAGACACATCTTTCGGTGCGCCATATATTGAGTTGCTTCTAATGACATCTCTACTCTTACTAACCAATTCATACATTGTTTTAACTTCGGTTCCAATATTATAAACTCCAGATAAATCTTTATTAATCGCTTCAATAATCATACCTGATATCACATCTACATAGTCACCATTGGTTAATTGGTCATCCCATGCGTTTTCATAAGGGAATGGGTTTGGTTTAAATGAACATCTACATAATAAATAGTCACTTGAACGAAGTTGAATCAACCCATCGGCTAGTAACTTAGTATAACTGTACCAATTTTCATCGTGAACGGGTACGGTTGTGTCTTCATTAGCATTAATTTCAGACCTAGCATAAATATAGTCGCTTGATATGTGAATTATTTTTCTTTTATACTTATTACAATAATCTACCAAGTCGTTAACGAACGCATAGTTGATGTCCCAATGCTTTTCTTTATCATGTGAGTACGTATTGGTATATCCGATGCAATTAACAATCACATTGTAACCAAGATATGTAGCACCTAAATCATTAATGTCAAAACCAGTTTTCCTAGACATATAATCCCAGCCAGTTTGTTTTACGATTTCACTACCTAGTAATTCATCACCTAATACTAATACCTTAGTCATAATTTTAATTCCATTTTAATGCTTTTATGGTTATCTGAGTATGGTAATACGTCTATTATAGTAAAATTTAATTTATTGTAAAGATGTATTGCTCGTTTGTTTGAAGATAAAACTTCAAGATATATTTTATTTATATTAAAAGATGATTTTAATTTATTAAAAAATAAATTATAAGCTTTAAATGCGTAACCATTACCTCTATGTTTAATTGATATGTCCAACCCAAGGTATAATGAGTTATCAATCCAATTAGAAGTTCTGAAATATCCTATAGATTCACCATCTATTGATACTATATAGAACGGGTCTTTTAGAGTTTCAAACCATTTAATATTATCTTCTAATGTATAATTTGTATTATCATGTAAAAACATAAAACTTTTAACTCTAACGCTATTGAAGAATTCTAAATCATTCTTAACCATTAATCTTATTTCCATAATTCGACTGCTTTATCAATTAATTTATGATAGTTATTAAATCCATGAATTTTAGCTTCGGATAACTTACCTAACCACGAATCAGTTTTCCAAACACCTCTATTACTAGAATTACAATTAGGGCAATTATATATTAAAACATCTCCACCAAAATAAGATGATATTACTGCGTCACCAGCACATGAAATATGTTTATCTGAATTGGCTAATAACATAAATTGAAGTTCATTATAAGATTTATCACTATTTTTTAATAAATCACCTATCCATAATACCTCTGGAAATTCTGTTAAAAGTTCGATATCACCAATATTATTTTGTTCTTGATTAGTATCTCTTTGAAAACTACAAGATTCACCATCATTTGGTGGTCTAATATATATAATTTGATGTGAATCTTGAAATCCCTCATAAATCTTTCTAAGTGATTGTGCGTTAAAATAATTATATATCCCACTATTACCCCACTCCAAACTATTTTTATTATTTATGGTTAATATTGGTTTATTAAATCTATAAACATCATTTTTATATATGCTTTTATATGGAGGTGCTAACCATTCGGTATTTGTAAATTTAGGGGCTGAATGATTATAACATGTTTTATATTCACTAAATGGCAATGTATGTAATTTATGTTCTTGGTGATTTTCAGAGAAATAAAAAACAGGTTGAGTGCCAATTTTACTATCAGTACTATTCAATTCGTTATTAACGTAATGATAATATGCTTTAGGTGCGTGATACCATAAAATAAATCCGAATTCGTCATGACCTTTTACATCTACCATCCCTTTTTAATACAATCTACAATATATTGTCTATCTTCATTTGATACCCACCAACCGACAGGTATTGAGGTTAATTTATTTCTTATTTTATCTAGATTTGGTAATTGAGTTCTGAATTCTGTTAAACAAGAATGTATATCATTTCTTTCATGAACTTGACTAGTGGTAATACCACATTTTTTCATATAATCACTAAATCTATCTTTATCTTCAACTAATAATGAGTATATCCAATAGGCTGATTCCATCCTGTCATCCCTTTCAAGTAAAGTTACATTTTTAACACCTTTTAATTCTTCATCATAAAACTTACCATTTGATTTATGAATATTAATGACATTTTCATCAACACTAGTTAAATTTGCTAAACCTATGGAGGCTGAAACATCATTCATATGGAACTTAAAACCCCATTCAGGAATATCGGCCTCGCATCTAAAATCTTTTCTATCCGACTCTCTATCAATTCCATACCACCTTAATAACTTAGCCCTAGTATATAACTCTTTATGTGGTAAAACTAACGCACCGCCATCAACTGATGTTAGATGCTTTATTGCTTGGAAACTAAATGTACAGATATTTCCATGAGAACCAATTGGTTTGTTATTAAATTTACTACCAAATGCGTGTGCGCAATCTTCAATTATTGCAGGTTTAAATCCGTAAAGTCTTTCAGAATTCACCTGAATATCTTTCAATTTATCTAAATCCATTGGATAACCGCCCCAATGCACTAAAAATATAACTTTAGTTTTGTTGGTTATTTTTCTAGCTAAATCATCTAAATCCATATTTAGAGTTTTAGGGTCTATATCAACCCACTTTATTTTTAAATTATTACCTAAAATTGGAAAATTAGTTGCAGTGCAAGTTAATGGAGTCGCTAAAACTTCATCTCCATCTTCTAAGCCTGGCCATACAGATTCATAGAACGCAACTCCGTGATTATTAATAACACTTTTTCTTGGTTTTTTTAATAAGTGTAATGCTAGATGTTCAGCTGATGTTGCTGAATTAGTTGTAGCAACATAATCATTATTAAACCTACCTTTAAGTTTATCCTCGAATTGGTCTACAATTGGTCCTTGACGAATATATCCTGATTTCAATACCTTAGTTGCAGCGATTGGAGCTTCAGGTGACATATAAACTTTAAATAATGGTATATTTTTTTCTTCCATTTTATTTCATTAACTTTATTTTACTTGTGTCGAATCTATCATTCCAAGTTATAAAAGGCTTTCCAAAATCAGATTCTGTGTGAATGGCTTTACCGATTCTATTTTTCCATCGTTGTAATAACATATTACTTACACCACCACACCAACGATTATTTATGTAATATTCGCAAGTTTTATCCCATTCTTCAACACTAATGGCTTTACCATAATGTTTTACATAACCACCAAGAGCCACAGGACCACTGAATCCATTAGGAATTCTACTCCTAAAATTTATTCTCCCATTTACTTTAAATAACATATGAATATCCCTATATTCAGGACCCATATTCGGTCTAGTTAAATAATGGTCATCAATATCATCTTCAGTTATGTAATAATCGAATAACCTAAATATATAAGTTTCAACATTTGAATTAAAATCCACCAATGAGAAGTCTGCATATTCATCAGCGTCAAAATAATAAACCCAATCAGCACCTTCTTTAACCGCTTCTACATATGGTAATTGACGTAAAGAACCTTCGGCATGACTTCTACCTCCTGGTGTGGTAGCCCAAACCTCATTTTTAATCACCTTAATCACACTTTCATGTGCTTCGCATATCTCAACAGTATTATCGGTTGATGCGTCATCACAAACAATTATTCCATCAACTAATGTTGATACATGGTCTAGTGTTGCTTGTATTATATTCTCTTCGTTTCTAACTCTTGTTATTCCAATTACTTTCATAATATATTTAAGTATTTATCTGCTTGATGTTTAATATTTAGATTTTTCAATGCATATTCCCTACCAAAATCACCTAATGATGAGTCATATTTTAATAGTTCAGCTTCAATCAATTCTTCATTATAATTCCTATATGAATATCTACCACTACAGTTATTTTTTATAAAATCATTCATATTATTAGGGAATATTAAACCATCACCTAATGGTGGAGCTTTAATATAAGGCCTTTTATCTAAGATAAGAACATTTCTACCACAAGCCAGTGATTCATAAACTCCACGCCCTAAAGATACTACAAGGTCAGACTTATTAATTTCATCTTCAACATTGAATATAGGATTCTTAAGTTTATTAAGTAACTTTAATTTAATGCCCATTTTATCACAAACATTTTGTAACATTCCATTTAATTCAACAGAATGTGTTAAAGATAATATACTTTTTAATTCTTTATTTAAAGGGGTGGTGGATTTAAATCTATCACAGTCGATACCATTATGTATCACCGTACTTACGATTCCTTTTTCATAAAGGTGGTCATACACTTCTTGGCTAATACCAACATAACCATCCATTCCCATCACTGGCTGTTCAGCATTATCATAAATACCATGGCACGTTTGTATTTTAGTACCCTTCAAACCTTTTATAAAAGGTATTGTGGTAGTGTGAGATGCTAATATTAAATCATAGTCACCAACTGCCTTATTAATTATGTTAATCCCTTGTTCTTTTAATTTGTTACCAATCATTCCAATATTTCTACTGAATCCGGTTACATTTATATCTGGACGACTGTGAAGTTCTCTAATTAACGTATAAGCGTATGTTTCACTTCCACCTAACCCTGATAATGTGTTATTTGTTACTAATACATTCATTATTGTATAATTTTAATATATTTAGAGATATTAGTGTTAAAATTTTTATTAATGTAGGGTATTAACCTTTCATTATAATCTTTAGTTTGTCTAATATCTTTATGTTCACTTTTACTTCTAGTTGAACTTTCTCTATGCCAACATACCGCATCACTAATATTAATATTACTTTTACCCATCTTCAATACTTCTAAATTCAATTCAACATCTTCGAAACATTCAATATATTTTTCATTAAATCCATGGGCTTTATTAAATAGGTGTTTATTGATTAATAAAAATGCAGCTGTATTACCTATCACATTCTCAGGGTCGGCATTATACCCATAATAACTATTAATACCTAAGTGTGATATGAATATTTGTTTATTTGAATCTCTATAATATATAGCAACTCCTGAATGTTGTATTAATTCGTTATCAAAGTGTAATCTACAACCAACTGTACCAACACTTTGTTTATTACTAATATAATACTTAACCATGATACTAATTGCATCATTAATCATTTCGATATCATTATTGCAGAATAATAATAATTCAGAATCATCACTAATATGGTTAGAAACAACGTCATTATTTATTTTAGCGAAATTATAATAATCATATTTAACCAATCTTAGATTTGTGTAATCACTAAGCATATCTTCTAAATCATTAACATCCTCAGACCCAGTATCAGCTACGATAATTTCGAAATTATCATAATTTGTTGTGAACAGAGAGTCAAGACACGTTATTAATAATGCATGATTATTAATATGTGGTATGATTATAGAAACTTTAGGTTGTTTTTTGATGTGCAGTTTAGGTTCAGGGTAAATCATATCTGGAATTAATTCTAATGGGATATTTTTCTCCCATTTTTTAACAAAATTCACTTTATTTTCTTCCCATTTTTCGTTGGTTTGACCTATTGATAGGTGAGTGATTCTTATATCAAATATTACACCTACATCACAACCATTAACGTGATTACCAAAGGTAAAGTCAATATCATAGAAATGAAATCCTTTTACTTCGACATTAAACTGATATTTTAACCTTTTTTTATCTACTGCAAAAAATACACCGTCAACTAGTAAAGTTTTAACGATTTTATCACCTAAATTGGCTGAATATTTTGAAGTGTAAGTGTGGTTATTATGCTTATGGTTAACAATGCCAACCATATGTTCTTTATTTTCCCACCAAGTACCACTAGAGTTTAATTTGGTGGTACCAGCAACACCTAAAATACCAAAATTTGAAGTTTCGAAATGTTTAATTAATTTCCTACCCCAATTTTTAGTATTTAAGATTATATCATCGTGAATGAAGAGAACAATATCATGTTGACTCTCAGCTAACCCTTTTTCATAGATTTCACTTAAAGAGTATTCACCTTTATTCTCGTAGTGTAAAAACTCTACATTTTTTAATCCTATTTTATTTAAAATCTCCTTTTTATAAGCACCGTTTGGTGTTATACTAGAACATACTATACTAATCATTATTTTTATGTATTTGTAGAACCGAATCCACCTTCACCTCTATCAGTATCAGATAATTCGTCAACTTCATTAAATCCAATCTCTGGTATTGGTATTATCATTATTTGTGCAACCCTATGTCCAATTTCATAATTTATATTATATAAATTAAAATCGGAATTACCAAATTCACCATTAGTGATGAATTTTGCTGTAGGTTTAAACTTACAAATTAACTCTCCTCTATAACCAGAGTCTATTACTCCAACTGAGTTTGCTAAATTTAAGTTAAACTTACTAACACTGCTACGTGGAAATATAAGACCAACATATCCATGTGGAATTTCCAAAGCCAAGCCGATGCCATACATAACGTTACCATATTTATCAATTTCTTTGCTAGTTGCTGTTAAATCCATACCAGCATCCCCAACTTTAGCATAAGTTGGGATTACTGCATCTGTATGTAATTTTTTAATATTTATATCCATTACAATTCTCCGGCTATGTCCTTCTCTTCAAGAATTGCTAATTTATTAGCAACTTTAAGAACTTCACCGATAACGGTATTATGCCACTCTGACATGGCATCATCAACTTTATCATGGTTGACTATTGCAGCGAATTCTTCATCAGTTAATTTAACACCACTATTAAGTGCGTAAAATACTGAACGTTCACCAACTCTCATTGAAGTGATATCATCATTGAATTCGTACATTTTACCTAATTTATCCTTATGCCATTGAGATGTGTTAGGTACGTATAAATTACATTTACCTATTTGGTGTAAATACACCACTTTAATTAAGGATTCTTTGGTTACTTGCATATTATCAGGTAACATAAGGTTGGTTTTGTATGCATACTTCATAACCTTTAGGATATGGTCGATTAAACCACCTTCGAAAGCATTATGTAATTTTAACATTGTTGATGCTGGCGCTACCATTAAATCAGTACCAATTAATTCTTTTAATTCTTCAGTCATAAACCCAGAATTAGGGTCTTCAGCCACTGAAAGATATTTCTTCATGTTCGCTGCGATTTGTTGTTTCTCTAAACTCATTGTTTGTTATTTTTGTTTCTTCATATTTGTTTAGTTCAGAAATAAAGCATTCCAGATAATCATGAAAAGGCATTTCACCATTAACATCCCTAATGATTCGAAACTCCCTCATTAATTTAGGTTTATAATCGATTAATTCAATTATCCTATTAACTTCTGCTTCGTATTGAAGTTCCTTTATTTCTAATAGACCTAATTTTAATCCTATAAAATCTAGAATATTATCATTAAATAATAAACAATAGAATTTAAAAATAAACTCAATAAAATAATCTTTTAATACTCTTACTAAACTTAATGCAAATATACTATTTTTTTTGCTCTTGGACAAGTTTTTCATAATAAATCTTTCGTTTCTCACTAACTGCATCAATAGAATATCGTTCAGTTACCATTTTATTTAAATTAGCTCCTAAAATCCCAATTAATTCAGGGTTTTGAACTAACTTTTTAATATACTGAACCCATGACTTATGATTCTTATGACTATCAACTAATAAAGCGTTTTTAGTAATATCAATAGTACCACCTTTTTGGTATGCATTATCTAAATCTATTTGATATGGTCCAAAGTTTTGAGCAATAATAGGTTTACCAAAGAATCCAGCTTCAATTACTTTTAATTGACTTTTAACTTTATTGAATGTGTTTTCAACTAATGGTGCTAATGAAATATCAAATAGATTATAATTACTAGCGTAACTATTAATTGGTTTAGTCCAAACTCGTCTATATGGTTCATTTTCAATATCATGAAACTCTGTCTCCTTAAACTTTAATAAGTGTTCTTTATATTCAGGACTAATAGTTGTATAATTATTAGTGAAAATCTCCTCATATTTACACCATACACTTTCATCTGGCGTTATAGGTCTAGTTGTTTTTTCACCAGTTTTCGGATTAATCATTGATTTATTACCTCTAATGTCAAATCCACAAATAACAAATTGAACCTTATCTAATATTTTTTCAGACTTCAACTTACTTACAACTCCTTTCAATAATTCCAAATCTTTAAGGTGAGAACTACCACCTAACCATCCAATTCTAATTCTATCAGATTTAGTTGGGTTAGTTAAGAATTGTTTCTCTGTAGGGTCAATAGCGTTAGGTAAAACCGTTACACTTTTATTGAATTTAGAAATTTCATTAGCAAAAATAGGTGTAGTAGTAATAACATTTTTAGCCAATTTAATATTATTTTTTATTTTTTTATCTAACCCTTCGTTTTTAATTATATGATACGCTGGGTGATGAATACCTGGTGACCAATAATCATCTATATCCATAACCGTTATTATACCTAAACCGTTAATTTTTTCTAGTAACTCTTCCATTTTATCATAAGGACCTAGTGTTCTATGGTAATGAATGATATCGTATTGTTTTAACCATTCATCATTATTAAGTTTTGGTTCGTAATCAATATCAATTCTAAATGAATCTGGATATAGTTTTTCTAAATGTATGTGTGGTTTTGTTGACCTATAATAGGATACTCCGGTTCTATCTGACGGTACTACTAATATTCTAATTTGTTTATCTTTCATCTATTTTATTTTATATGCGTAATATAATAAAAATAAAAGATTAGTAAATAAAAAAACCCACAAATGTGGGTTTTTATTTTGAAAATAGAACTATTTTACTTAATTTTTTTAGAAACTTTGAGTTTACCTTCTTTTATTAAAGTTGTAATAGTCTTTTTTATTGTTTCTTCTTTAAGCGTTTTAACGAATGTAGTTGCCATAAATTCGAATAATGTATTTTTAATCTTCGCTTCTAATTCAGCTTCAGTCATAGTAATCATTTTTTGACCATAATGATTCGCCGGAGCTTGCTCTTGTATTGGTTGTGATGTGTATTGAGGTGCTGTTGTAGATTGTGTTTTAACTAACCCCTGGACATCTTCTAATGTAAAAGTTGGTCCACCACCGCTACCCATAGTTTGTTGTGGCATTGGGTTATCTACCATAGCTTTAATTACCGCAGGGTCCATTTTACTTGTACTTAAATTTCTATAGGAATTACCCATTGGTGTGGTGTTTGAAGGTCTAGAGGTATATTCGTCACTTGACGTACCTTGTACACTTTCAACTAAATTATCTGAAGTTTGGGATTGTTTACTTACATCAACATTACCAACTTCATAATTTCCAGATTCTACTTTATTCATAACATTCTTAGCGCCAGCTAACATTGCCATTAATTTACTATTATCACTCATATTATTCTATTTTATTATCTTCTACTTCTTCTTCAGGGTTTTTATTACCAAAAACACTTGAAATTTTCTTACCTACTTTATTAAAGTAATTAGTAAGTTTACTTCCGATATTTTGTTTAGCATCTTGGCTAGTTTTATACTTTTCAGGTTCTTTATCAAATACATTTACTTCCGGGTCTTGATTTACATCCGTTGGAGCTCCACTGTCTGACGGAACTTCTACGCCACTTTTAAATGATGTCTGATACTTATCACCACTTTTAGTTTTTGGTTCAACTGGGTCGCTAGGAATAGGTCTCTGATACTTATTAGAGGCGTATTTAGCTGTTGGTTGAACTGGTTTTGTCGGTTCAGATGCATTATCAGTTCTATCTCTCTTAGCACCGAAGTTAGATAATCCAGGTGAGCCTGCACCTAATCCTAATGTTTTATCACCATTTGGATTCCATGGGATGTCAGCATCTTTTGTTGTTATCGGTCTATTTACTTTAAAGTTGGTTAATTCTATATCAACGATGTTGTTAATCATAAAAGTTTTCCATCTTTGTTCTCTACCCTTTTTATCTTTTTTGATATTAAAATTAGACATCTGGAAAACCCTAATTGCTGGTTCTCCTTTAATAGTACCTATATTCAAGATTCGACAATAACGCTTAACATTTTCACTTCCATCGTTTTTACCGTTATCATATTTAATGTTAGCAGTTAGATGTTCGTCAATAGCACGTTGAGCTTCTCCTGTATTGGTTGCTTCTAATATAACCTCTTTATATAAATTGGAAAGCCTCATTTAAAATTAAATTGTAACTTGACCTATATTTTCAGTTGTATCAGGATGGTGATAACCATTTTCAGCGTTATATTGATTCTTTACTAGATTACCTAATCTACCTGAACCAGCAGCTGAACTAACACCATGGATGTCGTCCTGACTACCACCATCAGATGTACCAAATGATATTCCAGTACCTTTACCGTTAGCAGGTGTGATTTCATCACTTATAGCGTTAGTATGGGTTGCTGAATAGTTATTTTGTAATGCAGAATCATTAAATACGTTTTTAGTGATTAATGTTTTCCTAGCTTCAATTGCAATTTCTTCTAATTTTGTTTGATGTGACATAATTTTTTATTTTTGTTTATTCATATATTCTATTAAATATCTCATAGAATCTATTTCTTTATTATATTCTTCGTTTGTACTTGATTGATAAACAGCAGTATTTGCCATTATATTCCTATTGTCAAGACTTTTAGATATATCAATCATACCTCCTTTAGGGTTGGTAGGATTTGCATTATCATTATCTTTGGTGTGTTTCTTTAAAAATGAATTATCAATATCACCATCCATCTTAGTTTTTTTTATCGCTTTAATAGAATCTCTATCTTGCCCTAAAACTTCATCAGCCCATTTTTTAGTTAACTCACCACCTAATATTTTATACTCATCGTCAAGTCCTTTACCAACATAATTGTCAAAATAAGTTTTTAATGCTTTCATTTGAGGATATGTTAATTGGCCATTATTTACAATGTCATTTGCCTTTTTAATTCCTTTAGCGTGAGCATCAGTTACAGTTATCTTATTAATCATACTTTTTATACGATTCATAACCTTCATTGGTACTTTATATATTTTATGTTCTAAATCACTATTAGCCATTAAAACTTATTTTTAATTTTATTGAAATCATTTTCGTCTAACTTAACAATTAACTTACTTAAAATTTCATTTATTATTATCGCAACTGAAGGTGAGTCTAAATTATTATCCTCAACAGTTAAAACAATAGAATCTATTTTATTAGAAATATGAGATTGAAGTTCTGAGATATCTGGAATTTGATTATTATTGATATCATTAATAGGTGGTTGTTGTACTCCCATTTCTTCCAATAATTTTATCATCTTATCTTTAGCCTCAACACTTTCCATAGTTCCACCTCTAGACCCATGGCTGTAAGCTGACCCAGTTACTCCATATAAGTATCTATTAGGTTGTGTAGCCATTGCAGCGAAATCATCCGTAGTCGCTTGTGGCGCTGTTTCTATTTCACTATTATTTACATTTTTATCATCACCAGATATTTCACCACCCATTGGACCAACTAATTCGTCAATTACCTCAACGTCTTCATTTTCTTCAGTCTCAACTTCAGATTTAACCTTAACCTTTTTAATCGGTTTGTAATTTTTTATATCTTTTTTCTTGATTGTTCGCATATAATCAGTTTTATAATAAATATAACCAAAAAACTTAATATTTATAATAAAACTGATTAATGAGTGATTTTAGAACTAGAATTGATTATTTTAATAATAGACAAGTAAAACAATTTCAACAAACTGAGACAGCACTATCCGGGACGACCACTTTTGGTCTACCTTATAGTGGATTGACTTCAGGTGTAGATGAAGATTCCATTGTAACGACTTCGACATTAATAAGTATCGCTTCAACCTTTACTACCATTAGTGGTGAGTCAACAACTTATTTACTTGGTGACCCTAGAATGGATGTGGGAATTCAGGGTTTAACAATTATAACTGACGCTAATAGTGGAACTACTCAAACAGGTTATGGGTTTGAGGGTAATGAATTTATAGAGTTAGATGGTAATGCCGTCTATCAAAATTATACTGGGTCTACTTACGATTTATACGTTACTAGCATTGAAGAGATTAGTCCTGAAGTGTTTAGTGGTACTTGTCAAAGTGATTTAGTTGTAATAATGAGTGGTGGGTCAATAGACTATCAAGAAAGAACGATATGGGTTGATGTTAAAGGTATTACACAAACTAAACGTCTTATTATAACCGATGATTTAGATATTATAACTGGGACAACTAGAGTACTAACTAGAGATGATTTTGGTAATGTATCTGAAGCCGATATTTCTAGTGATAAAACATATAATCATAATCAAGGTATCCCATCAGCTACTTGGGTAGTAGAACATAATTTAAATAAATACCCATCTGTAACAGTAATTGATTCAACATCAAAGACGGTTGAAGGTGATATTGAATATATTGATGTTAATAATGTAACATTAACATTTAATGGTGCTTTTTCAGGTATGGCGATATTTAACTAATATAAGGTAAATAATAAATAATAAATAATAAATAATAAATGAGTTCAAGAAAATTTTTAGTAGATATAGATTTAAATAAAAATCAATTACTTAACCCAGTTTTACATAATCAAACGTCACATCCAGGTACCTCACCTTCATTTGCCTCAACTGGTTATACATACTATAATACCGTAGACCATACACCTTATTCATATGCCCCAGCAAATCCAAATTCAGATGGTGATGGTTGGCTAGATTTAGGATTACCAGAAGGTGCTGGTGTTAACAATTTAAATTGTACTGCTTCGACTAGCACCATACATTCGAGTAATGGTGGTTAT